CTCCAGGACAATCCGAAACTTGGGAAACTTATGCATCCTGGTAGGCAGCCAATGGCGAACCCAGGGAGTACGCTCCATTACCTGGAGAATCTTTTCGGCCAGTCCCAGGGAGTACATGTCCCCAGAGTCGAACCAACGGAAATAACGCTCTGAATCCAGAGCTTGCACCATATCGTCAACCCATTCGAGGCGCTGCCAGTCCAGCTTGTTGTGCTCTCTAGGTTCGCGAACATTGGCGAAACGATAATTTCCCCCAACGGCATAGCATCCAGCGCAGGCAGGCACGAGTTCGCCATTTTCGATTGACCCAGGGCAGGTTTCACGAGCTTGCAGGCTCCAGGATTTGATTCCATCCAGCTTGGATGTGACAGAGAGTTTAACGGGCATGGTAGGGCTCCAGAAATTGATTGGTGTTGATATATGCCGATTGGCAACGATTGTCAAATGGCAAGCGATTAAATGAAAAGCAAGACAACGAGACACAGAGCAAAGCACACCCCAGCGATACCCTCGGAGAGCATGCTAGGCGCTTGGTGCTTTTCCATGTCGATAATAGTTTGGCGATAGTGTTGCATGATGTTTTCCCCTTAGGGTTTGTTGAACATGTGCAGATTATAAACACAAAAAACACTGATCGCTCATTGTATATTTTAATCGACCAAAGGCCACCGATTGATAATCTATATGAGGCCCTTGGTTGGTCCTTCGGTTGGTCCTTCGGTTGATCTAAGGGCAGGGATTGAGGTTAGTCCCTTGGTTAGTCCTTTGGTTAGTCCTTTGGTTGATCTTGAGGTGAGCTTGAGGTGAGCTTGAGGTGATCTCTAGGTCAATTCGAAACGCCACTGATACCCAAGCATAGGCTGTGGATAACTCTGTGGATAACCTGTGGATAACTTTAAAAACAATTGATTGAGGCCATACACCAGCTTATTGATCTATTTCAACCCCAGCAAAATCAAACACTTAGCGCACCTTGTGACAATCCCTGTGACAACCTAGAGAAATCCAAGGGTCAGAGCCAGGGAGGGTACACGGGGGAATCGCCCCAGGTTACGTTCGAGGTTGGCCTTTCATATTTTTGCAATGAAATCTTTTGGACCAACCTAGAGATCAACCTAGAGATCCCCTCAGGACCAACCTAGAGATCAACCTCAGGACCAACCTAGAGTTCCCCCAAAGATCCCCTCAAGACCACTCCTGTCTCCTAAAGAGAAACGAAGGTGTTACCTGAGGAAACATTAGGGTATGTCTCTATTATGTCTATATTGTAAATAACAATAATGATAACTACCTAAGAGAGGTATGTTTGTACTTCTTAAAGGTACTTATAGGTTTATCTTTATTTCTAAAGAGGGACCTATAGGTTTATCTTTAACATATATTCTAGGTATATATTACCTATATGCTAGCCACATAGGCTTCCAGCTACCCCCCTATAGTCCCCCCATAAAGAGAGTCGTATAGAGATCGTAGATGGAAACCCATGGTCTAGCATTGCTTGTCTACATGCTGAGCACACATGAGGAACCAGTCTGGTCCAAAGACCAGAACCTCATTGGACCGTGTGCCCAGATGAGATCTTCCCCCAGATAGAGCTTCCTCTATCCAATTGGACAACCAATGGCTAAGTCCTTGATTTATCAGGCTCTAGCCATCCAGGTGGTCTGCTTAGGTTTGTGACCTAAGACACCCCCTATGAACTTCTTGAGTTCCTTGTCCAGGGCTACACTCTTGATATCGTCTGCTGCCTTGTTGTTGTCTCTGGCCATTGACTCTGTCCAGTAGGCTACAGCGATGGCTAGGGCATCCAATCTATCGTCGTGGATCAATGCACCTCTGTCTCGGGTAAGGCGTGTCATCTGATAGAACAGGGAGTACTTGACATCCTTAGCTGTGTCGAAGTCTCTCTGGATTACTCTCTGGTCAACTATGAGTCGATGTGTAGACATCACAGGTTCCAGTGTGTCGATGATACGGGCTTCCTTCTGGGTGGAGTGTTTAACTTCTTCCACGGTGCATGGATAGATCCTCTGAAGGACTGGCTTGAGGAGTTGGGTGAACATACCATCACCGAAGTTAGCTTCGATAATGATGTACTTGACCTGGTTCCTCTTAGCGACATGAGCGAGGGCCTCTAGGGTCTCCAGCTCATATCCCCCGGTTAGACCTCCAGCATCTGTGAGGAAGAGGTTACCTGCCAGGGCTTTGACCACAGCAAACCCAGTCTCGTCCTTACCACGACCTGAGGGGTCTATGGACATGACAGCTCCGGTGTACTCGGACATATCGTCTGAGTGCCACATAGGTCTGTAGTATCGGTCACCTGTCAGGGCAACGTTAGGGAGATCATTGACACACAGCTCAGGGGCAGCTGCCCAGGCTACCTTGAGGTGAGCCATGAGGGGGTTCAGGTTCTGGATAACCAGGTCTTGAACCTTGAGTGGATATCGGTCAGCGTCACTGAGGGATGTGTCTAGTTGGAACTGTAGGGCAAACCCTGCACGTCCATAGGATGCCCTACGTTCCATCAGATCCTCTTCAGAGAATCGAAGGGGGTCTGTAGGTGTGCCCACTATTGAGTTATTCTGCTCAATCCTCTGAGTAATCCATGGGGCTAGGCGTCCACGGTAAGATTCGATCTTGTTCAGCTCAGGGTATAGAGCTGGCCAAATACGGGTCTCGTATCCCCGTTCAGCCAACTGGTTGTACAGGGACATCTCTTGCTGAGGTGTACCAAGGTAAATGATCTTGGACGTGGGTAAGGGTTTCAACACACTATCAAACTCTTTGACAAGCTCAGAGAGCTTATCTCTCATCATTTGCGTAGCTGAGTTGCCGGGTGTCTCGCAATCATCGGCCACGATTACGTCCGCCCTTGAACCCGTAAGCTGTCCCGTGATACCTACACTGCGTACAGAAGGAGAGTGATCTGGCTGTGATGGTCCCACATCGAATGCAATGTTGGAGTCCCGTTGGTTCTCTTTAGGTTTCAAGTGGGTTAGGATTGGTACCTCGTTGATGAGCTTCTTCACGAATATCGAGAAGGAGTCTGCACGTTCCTTTGAAGCGGAGACCACGAGAATCTTCTTCTGGGGATCTCGGAGAAGCTCCCAGATCACGTAGGCAGACGTAACATACGACTTACCCACCCCGCGAAATGCCTGAACGATGCAACGCTTAGGGCTATTCTGTAGGTAGTAACCAATGTCGTTTTGGACTGGTGTTGGCTTGGGAAGATTTAAGTGAGACCAGATGACGTGCATGAATACACGAAAATCAGTCAGTACTGGATGTTGTTTGTTTGTTGTTGTCATTGGCAATAAGGGCTTTAGCAAGAATCATTACGTCTTCATGGGTGTGGACACCTTTGGCTCGGTTGTAAATCCAAACCACAACCTTCACGTTGTCGGGTGTGTAACCTTTAGTTGGGTCTACCCGATCAATAGAGGGTGCAAACGGACGAGCTGGGGCACCATGCCCACCTAAGTCGAGAGGCAATCCTGTGACCTCGCAGACACCTGAAGCTATCTTGGTCGAAAGCCAGTCGAGAGTTATCGTACACTCAGCTCGCTTCTTAGCTTCTTGGATCAATCGTCCGGCTCGGTATCGGCCATCAGGGTTTTGACGTTGAGCTTTGCGCCACTCACGTTGAACTAGTCGTTCCTGTCCAGACTCTCTGCGCTTTCTAGCGTAGTCTTGCATGCAGTGCTTACAGGCAGGAGTTAAACCGTCATGTCTGTTTTTGTCTTTGTAAAAATTATCCAATGTTTTATCCTGCTTACAACTGTAGCAGGTCTTCACCGGAACCTCGGTGGTATTTTCCATATAGTTCTAGAATCGATTTAAACGGCTCAAGACGAGCTTTCCAAGGTCACCTAAGGGGTAGGCTAGGGTAACCTCAGAAAACGTCCTATAGACGGTTTTAGAGGGCTTTACGCAGGGGTACTACGTTGTCATCCTCGAATATCGGTAGATCGGCAAGGTTTGCTAGAGGACTACCTTCAGCAGCTACAGCCTCAATCTTGTTATCCTTCAGAAACTGACGGGCAACGTTGAGGATGGCTGCAGGAGGGGGAAGAGAGTTCCCTGCCTCGTCGGTGTAGGACTGAGACAGGGCATCCTTCAGGACCTCTGCAAGTTTGCCGTGAAGGCTACCTAGAGCCTTCTCGTCGGCTTTGTTCATATCTTGTTTCTTTCTACACCCCTGAATTTCTCGTAGGTACGCATTGCGCCTAGACCGAGCATACCGAGGATCAGCTCCATCAGATTGTCGGAGAACAGGGGAGGAGGGGTGATGTCCGCTTGGTAGACGGCCACCAGCCAGAGCAGTAATGGGTAGACGATGAAGTTGTAGACAAGACCGAAGCCACAGGCCCACGCAATGAATGGGCGCCAGCCTGCAACAAAGACGCTTGAGTGTTCAGCTTCTTTCTGGTTGATAGAAAGCTGGTTCAGGGCCATTTGGAATTCCTGGTCCTGAGCAGCCTTCATCAACTCAAACTGAGCTTTCTCCCGAGCATCTTTGTCGGGGATGATCTTATCGAGCAACCTCGCGCCAATCTCAAGGATGGCTAGAGGGTTCATAGGTCACCTTAGATAAAAAGTTTCAGTATGCGGTCCATACCCATAGCTTGACCAAAGACGGCCACTACAGCACCTGTAGCGATCCACTTGATTTGCGCTAGGGTCTTCTCGATTCCTGCGAGTGACTTACGGAGATCCGAGGAGATGTCCTGGAGCTTCTTCAGTTCCTCTTGGTGATCGTCCACCCGAAGCTCCAGCTTGATGATACGATGTTCAAGTTCCATGGTTAGGCTTCAGGAGAGGCTTCGTTAGGTTGATCCGCAGGTTCCGGAGTATTCCCCTCCTCCAGCCACTCCAGATACTTCTGGTAGTCGGTGTTGGCGGGGTCGAAGGGGATGAAGGCGTTGTCTGCGAGGCGCTTGATGCAGTTTGCTGCGCCCATTGGGGTGTCGGGAAGAAGTTGGTACATGATTA